CGCTTTATACAGTGACGCATATCTAAACGATATAATTGACACTAGCGAGGCAGTTATCTTGCCTTTACTTACAACTTTTGCATCACCAATCGCTAAGGTTTCGCTGACTGATAATGTCGCAACCTTTGAGACAGTAGGCATCCATGAGTTTACCGAAGGACAATCAGTTGTCATCGCTGGATGCGGAACACCATTTAACGGCACTCGAACAGTCAATGCTGATGTCGATGCATACACATTTACAGCAGACATCACTAATGCCGATGTACTTGAACGAAACGTCATACCTAGCGGATCCGCAACGCTTACAGGCGCTTCAACTTATGTTGGGGTCGCAGCTGTTGAATCGGCAATCATCGTAGTTTCAGTCGAGGTCTTTCAATCTCGCACAGCACCAGGAGGACAAATTGAAGGCGTGGACTTTGCTCCTAGCCCTTACCGCATGGGGCGCAGTTTGTTTAACCGTGTTGTCGGACTTTTGGGTCCATACATTGATGTAGAGACGATGGCTCAATAATGCCATCAACGATTCTCTCTGCTGTTCGCACTCCTCTTGCTACTGCTTTATCTGGTGTCTCTGCGAATGTATTTAGTTACGTTCCAGAGTCGGTTCCAGTTCCAGCAGTTGTTGTCGTTCCGGATTCTCCATACATGGAGTTTGAGACAATTGGCAAGAGCACCTTTCGATGCAAACTAAATTACACAATCACCTGCTGCGTTGCTTACAATAGCAATCCAGCATCGCTTGATAATATCGAGCAACTAATCACAAGTGTTGTGGCGGTTATACCAGTTGGATATGAGGTTCAAGTGGTAGATCGACCAACAGTTACAACAGTAGGCGCTAGCAACTTGCTGGTCGCAGATATAAGGGTGTCCACTTGGTACACCCAAACAGCATAAGGAGAACCAATAATGCCAACAACAGTCATTACGGGTCGCGACCTCGTTCTAACCATCGCAACAGTAAATTACGATGCGCAGACAACTAGCGTCCAACTTACAAACGAACCAACCATCGATGTTTATCAGACACTAGATGGCAAGGCTTACAAGCACATTGACGATCAATGGACTCTATCTCTTGAGTTACTTCAAGACTGGGGCGCAACAGGATCACTATTTGAAGCAATGTGGTCTGCTTGCGAATCAGCACCAAACACAACTTTGGCAGTTTCACTAACTGCTGCAACTGGTGCGGTCTTTGCATTTAACGTTTTGCCAGTATTCCCATCAGCAGGCGGTGCAGCACCAGGAGCACAGACTGACTCATGGACTCTGACAGTCGTTGGAACACCAACAGAGACATTCAGCTAAAATCTAACAAACGGGAGCAAAGATGAAAAAAGAAATCACAATTACATACGCATCAGGGGATCAGGCGACTTACATCGCCTATCCGCCTGACTTCGCAAAATGGGAAATGGCTAACAAGAAGTCCATCTCTGAGTTCGCAGGAATCCATGATCTGCTTTATGTGGCACATAGCGCTATGAAGCGCGAAGCTGCTGGTAAGCCAGTCAAGGCTCTTGATATCTGGATGGAATCGATTGTGGATATTGAAGTAGGCATCGATAACCCAAAAGCCATCAACGAGGAAGTCTCAGCCGACTCTTAATTGAGTTGGCAATAGCAACTCGAATCCCAATGAGCGAGTGGACATCCGCTGAGGATATCCTGACGGCAATAGAGATTCTGGAGGAGCGCAATGGCAGATGACATCATCGGAGAGCGTTCCTTTATTGTCTATGACAAAAAAGAATTAAATGCCATTAAGAAATCTTTTAAGGCAATGTCTGAGGAAGCCACAGAAGCAGCAAAAAAGGAATCATCTGCCCTTGCTCAATTTGCGGGTGACAGAATCAAAGCAGCTGCTGGATCTGCGCCTAATCCGTTAGTCGCCAAAAGAATTGCAGATGGTGTAAAGATCAGCAAGTCATCAAAAATTGGTGAGTTGTCTTTTGGTTTTGCAGGTCAGAAGTTTAGCGGTGGAGCAACTACTCAATGGAATGTCGGTACTAAAGGCGGAAACGGCTTACTTGCTGGTGCTGAGTTTGGTGCCAAAAAGAATAAGCAATTCCCTGCTCGAAGTCCCAGATATGGTAAAAGAGGAAATGAAGGTTACTTCATCTATCCAACATTGAGAGCAGTACAACCAGAATTGATCAAACAATGGGAACAAGCATTTAATCGAATTTTGAAGGAGTGGGACTAATGGCAGGCAGTAGAACCCTTAAACTTTCCATCCTTGCAGATGTCGATAATCTTAAAAAGAATCTAGATTCAGGCTCAAGAGATGTTCAAACTTTTGGCGACAAGATTGGCAACTTTGGCAAAGTGGCAGGAGCTGCGTTTCTTGTCGCTGGAGCAGCAGCTGCTGCTTATGCTGGCAAGTTAGCCATTGATGGAGTTAAGGCTGCAATCGAGGATGAAGCAGCACAGGTTCGCTTGGCGACAGCGCTTCAAAATGTCACTGGTGCAACGGATGCTCAAATCAAAGCAACAGAGGATTACATTCTCAAGGCATCTTTAGCCACAGGTGTATCCGACGACAAACTTCGTCCATCGCTAGATCGCCTAGTCAGAAGCACCAAATCAGTCGAAGAAGCCCAGAAGTTACAAACCCTGGCACTCAATATCGCGGCTGGTACTGGCAAGGACTTGCAGGCAGTTTCAGAAGCCCTCGCAAAGGCTCATGATGGCAATTTCACAGCCCTTAAGAAACTGGGCGGAGGCATCGATGAGAATATCCTCAAGTCAAAAGACTTTGATGCTGCAACAGCTGCGTTAGCAAAGACATTCGAAGGACAGGCATCTAAGCAGGCAGATACCTTTGCTGGAAAGATGGATCGACTCAAGGTCGCATTTGATGAAGGCAAGGAAACAATCGGTGTCTTTATCCTTGACGCTATTACTCCAATCGTCACACTTATTGTTGAAAAGGTTGTGCCAGCAGTCCAGAGTTTTATTGATGGCATCGGTGGCAAAGAGGGTCTTGGTCAGGCTTTTAAGGGTGTTGCTGACTTCGCTCAGAAGTTTTTTACACCAATCATTGATGGCTTAAGATTTGCATTTGATAAGATCAAAAAAGCAGTAATTGACAATAAAGATGAGTTTGCAGCTTTGTTAGACTTCCTTAAGAAGTTTGTTGCTCCATTCTTGTCAGGAGCCCTAAAACTTGCTATTGAAGGTATCGGTTTAGCCATCTCCGTTGTTATTAACTTTGTTGGCAAGTTAATTGCAGGCTTTGAAAAACTTATAGAATTAGGCGGTAAGGTAAAGGATGTTTTGGGATTTGGATCAAGCCCTGCTGGAGCCTCATCCGTTCCTGGCAGAAGCAATGTTCCTGGTGGCTTCTCGGCTATTGGTGCATCCAGTATCCCTAATCGATCACAGGCACCAGTTTCAATCACAATAAACGGAGCCATTGATCCAATTAGCACAGCTCGACAAATTGCCCAAATTCTTAACACAGAGGCAACCCTTAGCGGTACCTTTAGCAACCTTGGCGGATCTCGATTGGTTTCTAGCGTATGACCTGGAATCCCAATCCAACCGTAATTATTGATGGGATATCGTTCACAAATAAATCATTGTGGAACGTATCTGTCTCCTATGGTCGCACAACCATCTGGGAGCAGGCTCGCGCAGGTTACGCCACAATCAGCATCCTGAACGCCAATAATCAGGACTTTGGCTTTGATATGAACCATGATGTGACTATCACGGTTGAGGATTCAAACGGAGACCCAGTTACTCTATTCACAGGCAAAATCTCCAACGTATCCAATGGAGTTCAAGCTGCTGGCACTAGCGCGACAGTTGCCATCCAAACAATCACAGCCCTTTCAACATTTGCTCAAATGGCTAGATCCGTTATTGGTGATACGTCATGGTCTAAAGAGTTTGACGATGATCGTATGACTCGCATCTTTACCGATGCTGGAGTGACGATTGATACCGTGGACACTCCTCCCGTTTACGAGTTTACTGCCAGAAGCGCCAGTCCAGCAGATGCATATTCTTTGGCATCAACCTATGCAAGCATGGCGTTTGGTTACATCTACGAGACTCCATCAGGTAGCGTTGGTTTTGCTAACGAGTCACGCAGATTCTTGGCTGAACGAGATAACGGCTATTTCAACATCCCAAAGGATTACATTCTTTTCAATGGTCTCCAAAGTCAGAAAACCCTCTCTGACATCATGAACTCAATTATTATCAGTTACAAAGCCAATGCTACAAAAACCGCATCTGATGCAACCTCAATCGCCAATTACAACCTTGTAGCAGGATCAGTCTCAACTGAGTTAGAAAATGGCTCAGATGCTCAAGTCCAGGCAGATCGTTACATCACCCTGAGAGCCTACCCTCGTACCTCACTTTCATCATTTACGATCCAACTTGATTCGCCAAACGTTACAGATGCTGACCTTGATGAGCTGCTGAACATCTCAATGGACACAGCCATCGAGATTGATAACCTACCTTTGGCAATTAAGAACACGACTTACCAGGGCTTTGTTGAGGGCTGGACTTTCAATATAAACAATGTCCAGGTAAGCCTAACTTTTGACAGTTCAGACGTGGCATACTCGGTTACCCCAACACGCTGGCAGGATGTCGATGCTGCTCTTATCTGGAACGCTGTTGATCCAGCGGTAACATGGGATACTTTCGATGACATATACTAAGGAGACAAGAAATGGCTAATACGCCGAATTACAACTGGACTACGCCTGACAATACAGGCTATGTAAAAAACGGCGCGCTGGACATGAGAACGCTGGGAAACGCAATTGACTCAACAACCTACTCATTGCAACTTTCAATCGAAAGTTTCATTCACCCTTTCCTATTGATGGGAGCATAAAGCATGGCAACAACCTACAAGATCCTTGGACAGGCTGCTCCAGCAGCTACGACAGAGACAGACCTTTACACAGTCCCAGCGTCCAAAAGTTCAATCATCTCATCGCTGACGATCTCTAACCGATCAACAACAGCAGCTGCAACCTTTAGACTTTCAACAAGTGCAGCAGGTGCTGCAACTGCCACAAAAGA